GTATGAAGACTATGACTTGAACTTCTTGTATGATGAGGATGAGGACAGATGGCATTGCACTGCCTATGCTATCTGGTATGATGAGGATGACCATCAGCACACAAAGACAGACGAATGGTTGAGGATTTGGTAGGAGTAATGATGAGTAGAAATATGTTTGACGATGCGTATGTGTTGGGGTATGCTAGTGGCTATCACAATGATGCCTACACCAACGCCTATGACAAGGACAAGGAAGCACAGATGCGTCTGAAGTTCTGGAATGGGTATAAGGACGGAGTAATTATGAGACAGAAGGAGCAGAAAGCATGAGCATGGGATTCAAAGCCTGTCCTCATTGTGACACAGGCGAGGCAGAAGCATTGTATGCAGTGGACGGTAAGATAGAATGGTATTGTCCAGAGTGTCAGTCTTCTTGGACAGAAGACCCTGTAGCAATACAGGAGACACCGTTTGAGAGGTGGATGCTGGAGAACTATGGTGAGTATTAAATACTACTTTGCATTTATCGCATTGTTGCCAGCGTTTCTCGCTGTATACATGACAGTCGTAATTCTCTATAACAGAATGAGAGGTATAGATGTCAACACTGGAAGACCAACTAGCGTTGGAACTAGAGATGTTGCAAGCAGGTATCGACAGGTATCAAAGCAACAAGTCAAAACTATTAGAAAAGGGAATCGAAAGTAAGACACAACACGGACGAGCAGTCATTGCTGCTGTAGTCAATGCCGTTGCAGATGGTGTTGAGGAGATACAGTCAGGGTCAACTTCCAATCGGGATATAGCCAAGAAGAAGTTGCATGGCATGAACCCTCATCAGGTTGCATACCTTACCATGATTACGATTGTGGATGAGGTGTCCAAGCGTTACACCCTGACCAAGATAGCAAGGTTCATTGGCCTTAACATTGAGATGCAGAAGCGTCTGACCCAATGGGTAGAAGCAGAGGGACAAACAGCCCTGAACATCATCAAGAAGGCTAACCAGAAATCAAGCCAGAGGCACAAGCGTCAAGGGCTGGTTTATAAGATGAACAAGGATGGCTACAAGGAACAGGAGTGGACTAATGAAGAGCGTATCCATGTCGGCATGAGGATGGTTGATAAGGTCATCGTCAAGACAGGGCTGGTGAAACTGAGTAAGCAGAGGCAGAGGACAAACAAGACTGTCACTTACCTTGAGGCTACACCAGAGACACTAGAATGGATTCAGAACTTCAACAAACACTTCGAGGCAGGTAAACCACGCTACGCACCATCCCTTATCCCACCAAAGGATTGGGTGGATGTGACAGGTGGTGGCTACCATAGCCAAGTATTCAACGACTTACCATTAGTGAGGGTGCATTGAAAAACAGTAGTAAAAAATATTTGGAACGCCTTCGCTTGCAGGATATGAACCTTGAGTATCGGGCTGTGAATGGTCTGCAGAAAACAGCGTGGACTATGAACACTGAAGTCCTTGAGGTGATGCGGCAAGCATGGGACAGTGGACAGGAGTGGGCAGGACTACCACCAAGATTTGACTTGGACTTGCCTGAGTATCCATTCAAGAAAGACCCACAGGATATGGATGAGGTGGAGAAGGAAGCATATCGGGATTGGGCAAGGAAGCGTAACTCTATCTATACTTTCAACGGCAAGTCAATGTCGAGAAGGATACAGGTAGAGAGGACACTGCAACTTGCGGAACAGTATGCAAAGTATCCAGAGTTCTACTTCGTGTGGCAGTTGGACTTCCGTTCTCGCAAGTATCCTGTGGAGAGTTTCATGTCACCACAGGTGGCTGATTGGGGTAAGGCTCTGCTGTTGTTCAACAATGGCTTCCCAATCAACGACTATCAGGATGCCGATTGGCTGGCTATTCATGGTGCTAACCTGTTTGGGAATGACAAGGTGTCCTTCACTGAGCGTGTCCAGTGGGCATGGGACAATGAGGACAACATCGTTAAGACTGCTGAGAACCCACTTGACTACACATGGTGGACAGAGGCAGACAAGACATGGCAGTTCTTGGCATGGTGCTTTGAGTGGTATGGTCTATTGCGTGAGGGCTGGGGGTATTACACTCACCTACCCTGTGCGGCAGATGGGTCATGCAACGGACTGCAACACCTGTCAGCCATCCTCAGGGATGAGGTAGGCGGTAAGGCTACCAACCTGATTGCAGGGGACAAGCCCTCTGACATCTACTCTGATGTGGCTGAGAAGACCAAGCGTCTGATTGAGGCTGATGCAGAGCAGGGTCACGAACTTGCAAGAAAGTGCTTGACCTTTGGTATCGACAGGAGTATAACCAAGAGGCCAGTTATGATTGTTCCCTACTCAGGCACACAACACGCTTGCAGGGAATACATACAGGAAGCGATTGCAGATAGGATTGAGAAGAAAGGAGTAGACAATCCATTTGGTGATGACTTGTTTGGTGTAGGTATTTATCTTGCTGGTCATGTATGGCAGGGCATCAACGAAACTATCTCTTCAGCCAGACGGGTGATGGACTATGTGAAAGAGGTGGGGACACACTTCGCCAATGCAGGTAAGCATATGGAGTGGGTGACACCTACCAACTTCCTTGTAGTTCAACCTTATGTCAACACAAAGAAGAGACTAATCAAGACCCATGTGGATGGTAACCTTGTGTATCTTTCATACCAACAGGAACTGCCTGACACTGTGAACCGTTCCCGTATCTCTACGGGGTCAAGTCCTAACTTCATCCACTCTCTGGATGCTGCCGCCTTGACCATGACGGTGAACAAATGTCTTGATGCAAGGATGATGGACTTCAGTATGGTGCATGACAGTTACGGGACACACAGTCCCAATATGCCCATCATGTCCCAACTATTGCGTGAGGCTTTTGTAGATATGTATGAGAATCATGATGTTCTACAGGACTTGCGTGACCATGCGGTGCAGGTAACTGGTGACAGTTCCATTCCGCAACCACCATCTAAGGGTAACTTGGACTTGCAGGAAGTATTACAATCTGACTATTTCTTTGCATGATTTCTAAAGTTGACCTATAGCCCTTAGGTAAAAACAATAGCTTTATATAGGAGACAATATGAACAAAGCTAAACAGAAGACCGTATCTGGAACTGCAATGTGGGTTAAGGTTTTCGAGCCTGACACTAAGTTCAATCCAGATGGTGTCTATTCAGTAGACTTGCTGAAGCCAGAAGTAGAAGCTGCAAAGCTGAGTGACTACCTTGAGAACCTAGTCAATGAACGACTAGCAGAAGAGGTGAAGCAGAACCCTAAGTATGAGGGCAAGCTGTCCACTCACCTTCCCTTTGAGGAAGACTACGACAAGGACAATAATAAAACTGGTAACATCAAGTTCAAGTTCAAGCTGGATGCAGTAGGTAAACGCCGTGATGGTGGGACTTATGAGCAGAAGGTGATGGTTGTTGACAGTAAGCTGACACCAATGAAAGGTGATAAGCTGATTGGTAACGGAAGCCTCATCAATGTATCGTTTGAGCCACGCACCTACTTCATCCCTGCTACCAAGACTGTTGGTGTAAAACTACACTTGGCAGGTGTGCAGGTAGTAGAGCTTGAAGAGTATGGAAGTGCCGCTTCGATGTTTGAAGAGACAGACGGGTATGTAGAACAGAAAGTAGAGAAGGACGATGCCTCTGAGGTATTCGATGAAACCTTTACTACGGAAGGTTCTGCAGATGAAGGGGACTTTTGAGGAGAGGGTTATCTCTGACCTGAACGAGCGTGGCGTTCATCATGTGTATGAGCCAGACAAACTGGCATACTATGTTGAGCGTCACTATGTTCCTGACCTGAAGCTTGGCACAGTCAATTCAGTAGGTGGTATCCTAGTTGAATTGAAGGGCTACTTCAGGCAGGATGCACAGCGAAAGATGAAAGCAGTCAAGGCACAACATCCTGATTTGGATATACGCTTTGTATTTCAGAAAGCTGATGCAACCATTCAAGGAGCAAAGAAACGCAAGGATGGGACAAAGATGACCTGTGCAGAATGGGCAGACCGTAACGGTTTTGTCTGGGCTGAATCAACTATACCAGAGGAGTGGTTATGAGCTTGATTGAAATACAAGAAGAGATTGCCTCAGAAGTGGACATCAATCTTCATGTCAATGAGGTGGGCATTTGGTTGTCTGTTTATGTAGATGACTGTGAGATTGAGGACATGGTGGATTGGCGAGAGTTTGGGCTGGACATTGCAGAGGATGTGGATACATACTCAGATGCACAAGTCAAAGCAATCGCTAAGAAACTACGCATCGTGTCCGACTATCTACGGGATGCCCTGCGTAATGGAAGAGAGTGAGTTCATTAGACACGAGAGTTGTCCTCACTGTGGCAGTAGTGATGCCAATGCTTTATATAGTGACGGTAATCACTACTGCTTCTCGTGTCAGACTTTAACTAAATCAGAGGAAGGGACTGCAGAAGTGACAAGTCAAAACTTGAAGACAGGTTTTTTGCAGGTTGAACACATCCCTCTAAACAAGAGGGGTATCAACGAGAAGACTGTAAAGTTCTGGGGATATGGTGTAGCAGAATACAAAGGACAGAAAGTTCAGGTTGCTAACTACCATGACAAACACGGTAACTTACAGGCGCAAAAACTTAGGTTTCCAAACAAAGACTTTACAGTTATTGGTGACCTGAAAGCAATTAACCTTTATGGTGAACACCTATGCCGTGACGGTGGTAAGATGATTACCATTGTGGAAGGCGAACTTGATGCACTCTCGCTTAGTCAGTGCTTCAATAACAAATGGGATGTAGTGTCTGTACCTTCGGGGGCTACCTCTGCCAAGAAAGCTGTCGCTAAGTCTATTGAATGGCTATCCAAGTATGACAGTATTGTTCTGATGTTTGACAACGATGAGCAAGGGCAGAAAGCAGCAATCGAGTGTGCTAGTATTCTGCCACCCAACAAGGCTAAGATAGCCAAGCTTCCTCTCAAGGATGCCAGTGAAATGCTACAGGCAGGACGGACAGAGGAACTCATCAATGCTGTGTGGGCTGCAAAGGTTTACCGTCCAGATGGCATTGTCTCTGGCTCAGATATGTGGGACATCGTGACCACTGATGATGAGAAAGAGGCAGTTCCCTACCCATACTCAGGTATGCAGGAGAGAACTGGTGGCTGTCGCAAGGGTGAGATTGTAACTATCACTGCTGGTTCTGGCATTGGTAAATCACAGCTTGCTCGTGAGCTTGCCTACAATCTGATAAAGCATGGAGAGACTATCGGCTACATTGCTTTGGAAGAAAGTATCAAGCGAACATCACTTGGCCTTATGTCCATTGAAATGAACAAACCTCTACACCTTCGGGGTAATGAGGTAGATAAAGAGGAGATGAGAATTGCCTTCGATGCTACACTTGGAACAGGTAGAGTTTATCTGTATGACCATTGGGGTTCTACTGATTCTGATAACTTGCTATCTAAGATTAGGTATCTTGTCAGGGGTTGTGGTTGCGATTATATTATACTTGACCATATCTCCATTGTTGTCTCTGGTATGGACGGTGGGGACGAGCGTAGGCTTATTGACAACACCATGACAAAGCTACGTGCTTTGGTTGAGGAGTTGAATTGTGGTATGCTTCTGGTATCACATCTACGTAGACCATCAGGTGATAGAGGCCATGAAGATGGCGCACAAACATCTATGTCACAGTTGCGAGGTAGTGCTGCTATTGGTCAGCTAAGTGACATGGTAATCGGATTGGAACGTAATCAACAAGACAAGGACAATCCACACGTCAGCCACGTTAGAGTTCTGAAGAACAGGTGGTCAGGCGAGACAGGGCTGTGCTGTTCTCTTGAATACAACAAAGATACAGGCCGTATGGTTGAGGTTATCTTTGAGGAAGAGGACGTAGAGCCAGACTTTTAACTAGTGCGGAGACACAGTATGAAATTGATATTTGATATTGAGGCAGACAATCTGCTACATGAAGCCAAGAATGTTTGGTGTATTGTTGCGCTGGATGCCGACACTGAAGAGGTTCATACCTTTGCCCCATCATGTATCAGTGACGGACTTGAGCTTCTCAGCAAAGCAGATGAACTAATCGGACACAATGTGTTGGACTACGATTTACGCTTGCTGAAAAAACTACACAATTTTGTGTACTCAGGTAAGGTTACTGACACTTTGGTATATGCTAGAACGATATGGCCTGACATCAGGGACAAGGACTTTACCCTTGTGAAGAAGCGAGACTTCCCTCACAAGATGGTAGGCTCACATTCCCTTCGTGCTTGGGGTCATCGACTTGGAGTATTAAAAGGTGAAATCACCAGTGAAACAGGCTTTGAGGCTTTCACGCAGGAGATGCTCGACTACTGCATCATCGACTGTGCCGTTACCAAAGCTCTCTATGAAAAAATCGGAGAAAGAAACTTCAGCCAAGAAGCGTTAGACCTTGAGACAGAGCTACACACTTTACTGCTGAAACAAGAGGAGCATGGGTTTCCGTTTGATGTCGAGACAGCATCAAAGCTTTTCTCTAAACTGTCCCAAAGAAAGACAGACATTGAGAACGAGTTGCAGGAAACCTTTGAGCCTACAATAGTAGAACTGAAGACCAAGACTAAAGAGATTCCATTCAACCCTGCATCACGACAGCAGATTGCTGACCGCTTGATGAAGCGAGGATGGAAGCCTGAAGCCTTCACCAACACTGTTGAGCCAAAGGTAGACGAGACAGTCCTTTCTACTATTGCTATGCCCGAAGCACGGCTACTCAACGAGTACTTGTCGCTGCACCAAC